TGCTTCCTTGGCTACCTTGTCTTTGGCATCAAAAAATTTCATCACATCGTTTGTGATGCCCTGCACATCCTTGCCCATCTTGATGGCTGCTTGGATGCCTTTGATGGCACCTTGTGCAACTGCAAAGGCCGTTAGTGGGTCCATGATGCTACTTCTTGCTTTGGCAAATTGTAGTAAGCAGCCTCCCCATTTTTTCTCGCCTTTATTGCATCATCAATAAGTTTATAACGACCTAACCATTTGTTTTTTTTGTTTACTTTTATGTAAACATTCCAGCATTCATCTCTTTTATACCAAGACACGCCAATGTGTCCACTTGTATTGTGCTTTGGAGTGCTTATATTTTGACAATTGTCAGAGTACCCTACTTCTCTTAAATTACAAAAACGGTTGTCATTCCTTACTCGGTTCATGTGGTCAATGTAAATTTTGGGCATTTCCCCAGTCTCATACAACCAAATTAACCTATGAACTAAATGACTTTTTCCATCTATTTTTACTACAAAATAACCGTTCCCATTTAAACCTCCCGCTAACTGACCAATTTTTACATTTCTTCCACGGGCAACGGCAGCACAACGCGGCACACCAACACAATTTTCTGTTCTGTGTTGGGCCACGGTATCTGTGCTGATGCAAGTAAGTCAATCACTTGAACCCATGATTCTTTGCAAAGTCGAACACAATGTAAGCCAGCCCCGCAAGACCAGCCCACACCAAGCCGCCCAAGGTCTTCTCAATGATGGCCTGACGCAGTTTGATTGACTGCTCTTGCTTTTCAATGGCAAGTTTGACCCAACGCACCTCATCTTCAGACAGAGTAGATGATGCTTTAATCGCCGCAGCAATATCGGCAACGAGTTCAGCGCGTTCGGATTGGTTCATGGTTAGTTGCTTTCAGGCCATGCAGCCGTTACAGCCATCAAAGCAGGTACATCAGCAGCAGCAGCAATAGCAGCAAGCAGCCTGTCGCACTCTGTAAGCACAGCGGCACGGTAGGTCACTGTTGCGGCAGGAATGTCAATGCTGCGTTCTGCCTTGCGGATAACCATCCAATCTGTTGCTGACAGGAGTTGGTTTGCTGTTGTCTTTGTCTGCGCTAGGTGGTTGCTTTTTAAACCTTTAGTGACTAGACGCTCTGTTGAATCAACCATTGCTGGTTTACCGTCAACAACGCCAAGAACCTTGACATACATTGGGTTGCCTTCTTGGTCAACTTCCTCACGGTCATTTAACAGCTTTGGATTGTCTACACCCCAGTAGTAGCGTGAATCATACCAAGGAGCGTCAGCCACTTCGGTAATGCCAATGGCAGCACGTTCCTCTTAGTAAATATATGTACCGCCGCTTCCATTGGATTCTGTATCTGTTGACCTAATTTTGAAACCGTTTGACAAAAAATCAATTCCCCAGTTGGCTGTACTAACTTCTTCTGCGTTTGCAAAATTGGGGAAAAGACCTGAGTTTGCTACGTTTGACGGTTCTCTTGCAGAGTCTTCAACAATCCACCGAGCAACTCCGCTAGTTTTTTTACGCATCACAAACCTCGGTCTAAATCCCGTGTACACAAAAGGCCCATCAGCACTTCCATTGCCTGTGTAACTACCAAAGGCTGAATACCCTGCTACTGGGGCGAAGCAGTAGGCTACAAAGTTGTTTGATGAAATATTTACAGAGCCGCCGCCAATTAATGTAAATGTTGTCGAAGATTTAGCAGTAAATTGCCCATCATTTTGTTGTGGGTCAGTTCCCTGTAAATATAAATTGTATGTAATAGCAGGTAGGGATTGATGTTGCACAATCCAAAAATTTGCACCTGACCTATTTTTAACAATAATCATTGCTGGAGAAACACCCAAGCCATGACCAACTGTTGCGCCTACTGCCCCTGTACCTGTATAAGTCACCACGCTAAACCCTGCCGTAGTGTTAGCCGACACTGACGAGGTTATTGAGCCAGCAGTGTTAGATACGGCAGCACCACCAGCCTTCCATTGCCAGCCGACATAGTTGTATCCAGTGTTATTCCATTCAATTGTGTTTGCACCGCCAGTTGTTAAATTGGAAACAGTAAAACCTGAAGCATCAAAAGACCTGAACCAGTTGCTGGCGGTGTTCGTATTTTCTGCGCTTGTTGTGTTGCTGTTAATGTAAGCAGTTGCCCCACGAACAGAATCTTGCAACATATGAGCAGTCGCGGTAGTTCTGTTTTTTACCCAAACCCAATCAGGCTGGAACCCCACTCCATTGACCGCATTACTAACAGGTAAGGTAGTGTTTGTACCCGTGTAGGTCGTAGCCGCCATTGCCACTCGACCATCAGGAATTGCGTATGTTGTTGGCATAGTCTTATAGGTTGAAAGTGTTGAGGGCTACATAGCCGCTTGGGGGTGTGTAGGTGAAGGGGCGTTGACCAAAATTAAAATTAAATGTCAACGCATAAAGTCCTGTCCCCATTGTTGGCATAAGCGATTTACCAGTTAACCCTGAAAAGGCTTGACCTTGTGAAGTTCCGTTTTTATAAAAAGTTAACGTACCATTATCCATGTCTAAAGCAATTCCAATTACATCGCCTGTGGTGTATGTTGCCCCGTATGCAGAAGATGTTCCAGCGTTGTATTTTTCACCATTAGAACCATAGTAAGACCACGAATTTGCAGTAATCCAAGATGCTGCAGTAATTGCAACATTTGAATTAGCAACACCGACCATAAATGTATTTGCTGTCACAAAAGACCCCGCAGTGGCTTCCCAGTACCATTTTCCGGAAATAACTGCAATACTTCCACGAATTGCAGCAGATGAAGACCCGCTGATATTTACTTGCAAATTTCCATTTGCCACAGATGAAACGCCAGTCAAGTCAAGTGGATTCATCACCGCATAGTTCGCCGCAGTCGCACTGGTCAGCGTAGGCACATCGGTCATGCTGTCGTAGGTTGAACCCGCAGTGACGCTGATGTTGTTAGTTGTCCAAGTGTTGCCATTACCGCTGAAGTCGTTACCAAGAGTGGCTGCGCTTGCGTTGTTGGTAAACGGCAGGTAAAAGCCGTTAGTGCCGTATGTGCCAGCGTACTTCTTAGGCAGCCACTGGTTGTAGATGCTGTACGCACCAAACGATGAGGGGTCTAGGGCTTGTCCGTCAATGAAGTTGACTTCTGCCATGTAGCCGTCAAAGTATGAAGAGGTGTATTTACCTATGTTTTGCGTTTGAGCAGCATTGATAAAACTTTGGTAATTTAATGTTGGATAAGCCGCATTAGAAAACGCAGTGATGCGTTGACCATTAAGATACAAACGCATTCTTTCTGTGCTTGTTGCGTTTGTAGTATCCCAAACCGCAACAATGTGATACCAAGCCGCAGGGTCACGAAATACTTGCGTTGTTCTTAGAATGTAATCAGTTCCTGAGTTATATGTCTCAAACTGAAGCACATCATTGTAAAAATATAAATTACTGTCTTGTGTGCCTCCATTACCAGCCCAAAGCAATGGAAAACTACCGCTTGAACTAAGAGTTCCACGTTTTACCCATCCACTATAAGTAAAAGTTGTCAATGAGCCAGCACTTGCAGGAGTCCGATTCAAATAAGCACTTGCACTAGACCGAAACCGTAGGCTGCGGGTGAGGTTGTACCCACCCTCATCACCAAGCAGTAGAGGGTTGCCGATCACTTGCGGTCTCCAATGAAGCGAGTTGTGATGTTACTTGCGCTATCAACGTAGTAGGCCAAAATGTCTACAGCACTGGCAGTGGTTGTCAGTGTGGGTGCAGTGCCGCCAGCAAAGTCCCAGTTTGAACCATACGCTAGAGTGCGACTTCCTGTTGCGTCTTGCGTAACCTTGATGACACCACTCTGTCCAACAGTTAAGTTGGTAGGATTTGCCAATGTTCGGTTGCCGCCAAGAGTGACAGAGAAGTTGTTAGCTACAGCAAAGTCAGGGGTAATGGTTGCTCCATCGGTCAAGGCAGACACGGAGCCACGCTGTGCTGCTGTAAAGCTCTGAGCAACATCTGTCTTGGCTGTATCAGCATCATACGCTTGCACATCAGTGCCGATAGCCAGCCCCAAGAATGTACGAGCCGATGCGCCGCCAGCACCCAAGGTGGTCAGGTCTGCATCATAGGCTTGTACGTTTGTGCCAATGGCAAGGCCAAGGTTTGTTCTTACTGTTGACGCAGTAGCAGTCAGTTCAGACAGGTTGTTTGCAGTCAGTAGATATGAACCGCCAGACACATAGGCCGCAACCCATGCGCTGCCTGTGTACAAGCGCATCTCTGGCACAACGGTGTTGTAGTACAAAGATCCAGCAAGTAGGGCATTACCGTCATTGTCTAGCGTTGGATCGCTTGCTTTAGGGCCAAGGTAGCGATCATCAAAGTTGTCATATGCAGACAGCGCTGAGTCGCGTGCAGCTTCAGCAGCAGTCTGTGCTGTGGCCGCATTGCTGGCGCTTGTGCTCGCGGCAGAGGCAGAGCTGGACGCATTGCTTGCGCTGGTGCTTGCATTGCTGGCTGAGGTGGATGCGTTGCTGGCTGATGTGCTGGCTGCCGAGGCAGATGCCGCTGCGTTGGTGGCCGAGGTTGTTGCTGATGCGGCATCAACCAGCAGAGTCCATTTTGCAGAGTCAGCGTTGGTGGTAATCGGCAAAGCCCCGCTTGAGGTATGCGCCGTGATGACTTGGAAAATGTTGTTGGTGGTGGTGTCCTTTGCAATGTCTCGCACAAAGTACACGGTGCCAGCTGCCCAGTTGCCACGGTTGGTGCCCAAGGTTTCGCCCAGTGCAGGGTTGCCATTTGCATCAAAGCCCAGCGTCTTGTTGGCTCGCAGTGATGCAAGCGGCAAAGTCATGTTGATGGTGGTTGGGTCGGTCTGTGGTGCAGTCAGCGCCCTAGTCAAGCCTTCAGCATTTTGCTGGGCAAAGATGGTCTGCTGATCCAACTCATCATTGAGCGTGTTGGCAAAGAAGTCACCACCGGTTGTGAAGTCGGTTGCCCTAGCAATGGTGCGGTTGCCAATAATAGCGTATTGGGTTGGCGAGGTTGGTGTCAGCGCCAAGCCCGTGGCCGTGATGGTCACCGAGCCGGTGCCGTTGGCGTTGATGACCACCGTGTAGTGGGTGGTCAGCGTCAGCAGTACATCGTCCTTGAACACAGCAATGTCAGTGTTGGCCAGAATTTCAAAGGTAAACGCATAGGGGCCTTCGCCACCAGTGCCACTGGGTGCGTAGACTGTTCGACGGGTTACGTTGCTAATTGGGATGGCCATGATTCAATCCTTACTTATGGAAATTGTACGGTTTTAATTGGGTTTATAAAAGAGGCCGCGAGACTTTTGTAGCTCTTTAAGCTCATCAATTTTGGCCTGCAATTGCGGTGATTCTGACTTGAGCTGGCTGGTGGCCATGGCCATGTACTTGGAATGCGTATTTTGGACCGTCTTTTGCTGGTCATCCAGCGATAACAGGTCAAATCCCGGCATTTGCATGACAGTCAAGATCGCGTCTTTTGATGGCAGCTCTTTGCCATAGATGGTCAGCAATCGATTGCGCTGAAAAGCGTCAATTTCTACACCCTCAATTTTATTGTCAGGCATGCCAATGGGTGATCCAAGCCGGACTAATGCGTTATCCACCTCAGAAAATTGCCGTGGTGTCACTCGGGTTGGTAAAACCATCTCGTAAGCTGATCCAGTACCTGACTTAGTTTCGTCACCCCAAAGGTTCAAGTTGTTTGGCAAATCGGCATTAAAGTATGGAATCCGAGACTTGTACTTGTTGAATGCTTCTACAAAGCCACGTACACCAACAGGAAGATCTGGGCTGGCGCGGGTGTCCTTGTTGGTTGGGTCAGACAAACGCTCAATGCCAGCCAGCAGCGAGCTATAAGCGCCAGCTGGTGAGCCACCAATTGCAAAACTTCCGTATTGTTTTACTATGCCATCAATAGATTTTTTAATGTTTACGTCTTCATCTTGTCCAGTTTTACCTAAACCAAGCAATTTTGTAATATCTGCAAGTCCTTGCAAATAAGGTTGCTGTGATAAATACTCGTAAAACCCTAAAGCCCCGCCTATAAATACTTCTTGAATTTTCCCATCGTCAGATTCGCGTTGAGCATACTCACTATAGTCTGCGGCAATTGCCATGAATCCAGACATAGGGTCCATGCCGTTATAACTGTAATACTTGCCACCAAGTTTAAGTGAGTATGGTTGCCAACCATCTCTAATCAACGCATCTCTATCAGCCTTGCGAGATGGGCCACTTCCAGTAAGTACTCCTTGAGCTGACAAAGAAGCAAACGTGGCCAACAGGGTAGATCCAAGAGTTACTTTGGCCAAAGCCATGTCGCGGTACACACCGCCTTTAGCAATCTCCTCACGCCACTGGGATGACAACGGCGCAAACGGTGTGCGCTCAACAAGTTGCAATCCGATGTTGGCTGGCGTTTTAAAGAATGGTGATATCACCTTTAAAATTGGCATATTAAACACTTGCTGCAACTGCTTTAAAGCAGGAGGTAAATCAGCAGTAAATGTTCCCTTTTGAGCAAACAGTGTCGCCGCCTCATCCAGATCGCGTGGTGGATTTTGGAATAGATTTATAGCTTCTGCTTCAGCCTTTGCAATAGCATCAGCTTCAGGAACACCTGCATCAATAGCTTCTCTGTAAACAGATTTTGAACGCCTTGTGATTTGTGTATTAAGTTCTATTCTGTACAGCGTACCTTTAAAGAATTCGTCTTCAGCTAGAAGTGATCTACCCGGCATTGTGATTGCTGTGCCATAGTAGTCAATGGCTTTACCCAGCCACTTGTCTTGCTCAATGCCAAACGCGGCAGAGCTTATGGGTGGCAATTGAGTACCGCGCTGCGCCTCAATCTTGCTCATCAAGTCGCTTGGCTGGTTTTTCTTAAACGCAGTGGAAGCTAATTCCAGCCCTTCTAGCATTCCATTGGTTAACGACTGGAACATTGTTAATGTTTCATCGTATGCAATCTTATCGGCAGCAGTACCCGGCAACAATGCTTTAAATGAGCGAACACCTTGCGGCAAAGTATTGCTATAAAAAGATGCAACCAAGCGTTCTGGCATTTGATACAAACCAAAAACAGCATTGGAAACTACGTTTTTGGCATGCGTTACTGGATTTGAAAGTAGACCATTGATGGAAGTTGTAAACCAAACATCTTTGATTCCAGACATCATTGATTTTTCAATCATTTTATTCTGAGCTGCTCTGGTTTCAAGCGTTAGGTAGGACTTGGCCATGTCAGACAGAGCCGCGTCACCGCCGTACTCATCAATGACTTGGCGCACGACAGCAGCGTTGCCATCACGCGGAATGCGGAACACGGCCAGCGCTCTGGCTGTCTCGCTCTGAATACCCTTAACGCCACGCTGGATCAGGCCATGAAAGGCGATCTGCTGGCGCAGGACTAGCTTGTCCACATCAGTGGCAGCTCCATTGTTAACCAGCTTAAACAGGCGATCCAGCTCGTTGGCGCTGGACTCTAACACCTCAAGCGCTTTGTAAGTTTCTACCGCGTTGGCCATCATCTTGCCATCATTGCCAATCAAGCGAGACAGGAAGTTTTCAGAGATGCCCTGCTCTGCTGCCTTGTCTTTGATCTCTTGGAATGTCACTGCCTTGGTTTTGATATTCAAGGCATCGGCCACGCCACCCACAATAGCAGCTGCGTCTTCTGTCTGGTAGCGGCCAAGGTTAAATGGCTCCACAGCAATGCCAGCTGCAGCCTCTTCTGCAGATACTGATGGCTTGCCTTGGGTAATGCCAAAGGTTTGCCTGCGGCTGACAGCCCGGCCAACCTCATCAGTTAAAAGTTGGTCAGCCTCTGGGATCAGTTTGAATCGTCCAGCCTTGGCAGCTTCCGGCAGCGTACCTTCAGCTGCACGCGCAGCTTCTGGCACCAAAGCACGTTCTGCCTTTGGCGCTTGTTTTGTAATGAACTTGCGGAGTGCTGCATCTACAGGCCCGGCGATCTGCACACCCTCAGTCATACTGGGAGTGCCAGACTCATCTGTGACTACAGGCTCTGCAGGAACCTCTACAGCGCCCGGCAGCGGCTGCAATGCAATGTCTTCAAGTGGTGTTGCTGGAGCTGCGCTAGGCAGGATCTGGCCTAGTCGTTGGTCAAGGGATTTCTGTTCAATGGCCATTTAATTTGTCCTTTCAACAGCAACGGGCTCAAAAGATACTACAACCCTGTTTCCAGAATTCCCAGTAACGTAACCTTTAAAACCTTGCTCGTAAATCATACGCTCCATGTCGTTAATTGCGCTTTGGTCATTTAAAACATTAGCATTGTATTTTGCATTGGCAGAAGATGTATTTCTTACTCTGGATAATTTTCTAAGTTTTTGTGGATCTTTGTCAAAATCGTACAGCCCACTTACGATTCCTTTGTACTTATATGGCGCTTGTGAAACCACAACCTCTTCAGCCCTACCGCCTGACTCATAGAAAAATGTTCGATCTCGTTTTGCGTTTTCCATTGTTAAACGATCACGCTCTAACCCTCTTGCACCAGTGCCATATTTTTCTGGATTGGTTTCTTGCATTGATGGGCTGCGGCTGTAATGTTCTACAGAAACAGTTTGCCCTTCTTGCTTTTGCAAGCCCCGCAAGTAATCAGGCATTTGCCCAGCGTAATCCAAGCTAGTCATTTCTGGTGGCAATGCAACAGATGCTTGTTTTGCATATTGCCATTGGCCACCAGCGTCACGCAACAATTGCTTGTATTCATCAACCTTTGCTGTATTTCCAGAACGTGCAGCATCAATCATTGAGCGCCGCAAATTTTCCATGGTGTCAACCAACTCTGCGTTAATAGGCGTGTAGTTAACAAAGCTGTTTTGGCCGCGTGTTTCTGCAGTCATGGCAATGCGGGCAAGTGGTGAATACATTTGTGCATGTGATGCCCATGCCACCTCTTCACCAACTGGTCCGAATGAGTTGCCTTTAATTGCATGGCCAAAATAATCATGCACAGCTCTAAACATTTCGTTGCTGTTTAAGCCTGTAGCAGGATCAATTTTATTTAAAAACTCATGTTGATCGCCACCTTGATAGACATACAGGTGATTGTGTAAATGCACATCTTGCAGCATTTCTTTGCTATCAAGATAGTTTCCTTCGCCATTTTTGTAAAAACTCATTGACACAGGTAGCGATTCAAACTGCTGGATTGTTTCTTTTTCCAGCTGTTTGTATGCCTCGCGTGTTAACTGATCGTAATCACTTATGCCAAGGCGTTCAATAATCGGTGCGTATTCTGGGTTTGCCTTGTAAGCATCAAATACAACTTTTGCGTACTCTGGGTTGCGTGATGCAGCAAGGTCATAAGCAGTGCCAACAGCCGATTGCTTTTTCAGGCTTGAAGGTTCAATTTCCAAATCGTATTTGTATGGTGTCCCAACATTGGAATTTGTGTACTGGTCTGCAATTTTTAATGCTTGATTGTTTTCTGGCTTTAGTCGAAATTGAACGTCTTGCTCTGCTTTGCCAACCTCATTGCCGTATACAGAGGGTCGTTCTGATCCAACTCGATTTTCGACAACCGTTCCTTCGTATATCCGTCCTTCTCCAATATCTGATTGACTTGCTGAATTATTTGTTTTGCTGACTCGGTAGAAGGGTCCATCTTGGGTTGTTGCATAAGAAACTCCATTTTGTTCAATTGTACTAATAGGGGTAGATTTAGGCAATGCGCCTTCAGGGTTTAAACCTTTGATGATTTTTGGAATAAGTGCTTTACCGGATTTTGCAGTGCTTATCCCGCCCGGAATTAAACCTAGGGCAGCACCACCAGTTTGCAATGCTGCTGTGCCATAGTTACCTGCTTTTACTGATCCAACTGCATCTCCAAGCATGCGTCCAGACTCTTCCAGTTGCATTGTTGTACCTAAGAATGGAGCAAAATCCGCAAACCCAAGATCTAAAGGTAAATTGCTACTTGGACCACCAATTAATGTTTGTGCATTTTGGCGAGCCTTGTACCTAGGCATACCTAAACTCTCAAAACTAAACTGCAAATAGTCAGCTAAATTTTGTTTAATAGTTGGATCGTAGGACTTCATCTCTGCCGGGGCTGGTTGGCCACTGTAAGCAGACTGCGGCAGGCCACGCGAACCAGCCTCGGCCAGCTGGATGTCACCCGGCACTGTAAGCCATTTTTAATTCCTACCTTCTGCACGTTTTAAGAGTTTCTCTAACTCATTAATGTCTCGCAACTTCTGAGCATCATTGCCTGCCTTTTGACGCAGGGCTGGCAAGTTGTCGCGGGTAACTGGGCCAGTGATCCAGTCACGGCCATTCTTGTAGGTGCCATCAGCATTCTTTGCAAACTCATCAATACGTTTCTGAGCTGCCTTTGCATCTTCACTGTTGCGGCGTTTAAGTAGATTGTCTTCAATCTGAATTAAGATCTGGCGTGGTGTCAATGTTTTACCTTCAGCTGCAGCAGCTGACTGGATCTGCAATGCCTCTGCCTGCAGCTCTGATCTGCGTTTAAATTCTTCACCCTTTGGATCAAGCACTACTACGCTGCCGGGTATCACAGGAATACCTGCAAGCTGGGAGATCCCGCGATCAAGTGTTGAGCTGTCTCTGCGATCCTCAGTTTGCAGCAGCCTTAGAGCTGCTACAGCTTCCTTGCCTGTAATGCCTTTGCCGACAAGGCCCCAGATCTGATCTGGCTGAGTGATGGTGTTGTTGTAAATGCCGGACAATAAATTAAAGTTAACCGCTGCGTTACCTTCACCGCTTGGTGCCAATAGATCCTTGAGCGTGCCAATGGGAATAGATCCCTCTGGCAGTGCTGTAAGTTGCGAAATAAGTTGTTTTCTTTTAGGGTTACCTTCAGCCAAAGGAAAGATCTGCTCAAGCAAATTGATGGCTGCGGCTTCACCTTCCCGCTTTAGTCCTGCACGTTTTTCGTCTGCAATTGATTTGCGAGTATTAACGGCCACCATAAAGTTGGCGGTCACCTTGGCTACAGAATCAAAGTCATTGACAATCATGGACTGTAGGACCGGGCTCATTTTTCCAGCACTGCCAGCTCTGATGTTGGCCAGCGTCTGTTCTGGGTCTGCCATGTTGGCATCGGATGTCAGCTCTTTGGTCACCGCGTTAACTTTTGCATTACGCAGTGCCAATTCAAATTTTGTGCTGTATTCTTTTTGAAGGGCAGCATCACCCAATATCATTGACTGGGTTGTTACATTTTTACGGAATATATCTGCAAGCTCATCTACAGATCTGGTTTGTCCAGTTGAATCTACAAAGTTACCTTGAGATATTGTGGCCTCAAGAAGCCGAGTTCCATTATCAAAATCAGCATCAAACTTGGCTATGCGTTGAGCCTTCTCTCGCTTTAACTCTGCAGTGTATGCAGCATTGAGGACGGTATTGCCATGGGTGGCCATGGTTGCGCGGAACTTGATACCAGCTTCAGCGTCAACACTGGACAGGGATTTTGAGTACCCATCCGTCATCGTCTTAATTTTTGTACTGACTTGCTCGGATGACGCTTTGCCTGCCTCAACGTCAGCCAGCAACTTGGCCAGCTCGTTGCGGCCTTCCATCTCAAAGTGGCCAGACAATTCAAAGCTGCGAGCCTTGGCCACAGCTTGCTCAAATATATTTTGAGTACCAACACCACCAAGACCAAGACCTGTAACAACACCATCTTTTGCCAGCTGAACCTGCTCTTGGCTGATTGGGTTGCTGGCCACAAACTGTAGACCCTCTTCTTTTCTCATGGTTGCTGCGTCTGCAAACGCACTGGCGCTCATGCGGTCCAATTCGTGTTGCCATTACATAGCCTTCAAAAATGTAGGTACAGCCTTGGCCAAGGTTGCATTGGCCAACAAGCCGCCAGTCATTCTGGAAGCACTAGCAGCCTGTGTGTATTGGCCAGCCTGACGTTGAGCTGTAAATGTATTTAAGTAGTTTTGGTACTCAGTAGATTGACGCATGGCACTTGCGTCTTCAAAACCCATAACCCGCGCAGTCAATGCATTGAGGTCAGAGATCCCAACATCACGCATGGTGGCGGCTACGTTTTCGCGCTGGATGCCAAGGTTTGATCCCTCACCAACAACCACTCCACTTGCAGCCGCTCTGGCGCGTACAGACGCATTGGTAGCACGCATGCTCTTCAACAGCGTATTGCCAGCAATCTGGTAGTTCTGCGCCTCAATCTCAGCTCGCTTGATAGTACGGCCAGCTTGGATGGTGGCGTACTGCTCAGACATGTCTGCTCGGACCTCTGCCACGGCCAGCGTATCTCGCGCCTGCAATAGGTAGCTTGTCTGCGTGTTAATTGCTTGAGCCTGCTGTGCTTGAGATGCAGCATAGGCATCAAGTAAACCTGCGCCTGCTGTCATTTGTCCGGGTGTTATTGCCATGTCATGTTCCTGAGAAAACAGCCACTCGGTAATCTAGGCCAAGCAAGTTCATCTTGAGCGGCAGATCTTGGGACAGCTCAATAGACTGCTCGCGGCTGTAGCCAAGCACCCCATTGACGCGCTTGATCCCGGTGAACTCTGGCACTGGATCATCAAGCAGCGGGTTGTCAAACAAGCGGAATGCCACTGGCTGGTTGTTAATAATCAGGTTCTGGGTCTCATTGACTATAGCGCTGATCTCCACAATACGCTTCTTAAACGATACCCGGCTACCAGTCTGCAGCTTTACCTCTGCAGGCATTGTCTTGACATACACAGTGATTGGCAAGCCAACCTCGTAGCTAGTAGCGCTTGCCCGGTCAAACGTAACTGAGCCACCACCACTCACAGTCTCATTGCTTTGTGGAGATCCGTCTGTGATCACATTCAAAGCCTTGGCCACATGGGGCAGGCTGCTGGCGCTGGCTGCAACACCTCCGACAAAGGCACAGTCTGTAAAGAACTCGTAGCCAAACATCTCAATAAAGTACCGGTCAACGCTGTTGAATGTGCGCTTGGTCACCGCATAAATAGTATTGATATCCACGCCCACATCAATGAACTGGCCATCGGTGAGGAACTCGCTGGGGCTGGTGACCTGCTGGCTACGCATGATGCTGAAGGCTGCAATGCTGCCATCATCTGTGTTTGTCATCAGCAACAGATCAGCCTCTTCTGTGCTTGATGCTTTACGCAAGGCGACCCGTTGCGGCCCCTTGAGCAAATGCCCGGACAGCAGCGAGATGCGCTGGGTGATGTAGGTCAACTGGGTGTCGCTAAAAATAAACTCGTTGAGCGACTTACCTTGGCGCTGAATGTAAATTGAGCCACTGTCCACCGACTGCACTCGGGTGCCAGGCTTAATGCCGTTGCGGCTCACATTTTTAAATGTAAAGGTCAGCGGAGTAACTGGGTCACTGCCAGCCTGTGGAATAAAGAATTCACCGCCAGTAGTGAACACTTGAAAGTCACGGCCAGAAATAATATCGGTGATCACGTTCAGGTCGTTGGTGTCCAATGTGGCCTCGACCGCATCATCATCCAGCGACTCGGTTGGCACAAAGTCAAAGAACAAGCCGATCTTGGAGCCCCATATTGTGGATGGGCGCGACTTGCTGCCACCAAAGTACAGACGGCCTTCATGAAAAGTCACTGTGCGTGGCCAGCCCTTGGTGCTCGACCAGACATCTACATAGCCGTGCTCAAGCTCCCAACGGCCTGCGTCAATGGTAGTTGTGTTAAAAAACGGGTACTCGGTCACCACCTCTACCACTGTGGCTGATACATACCGCACAATCTTTGCGCGGCCCTGTGGCTGCACATTGATGTACTGATTGGCAGACAGAGCCGAAAATGTGGTTGTGGTGTAGGTGCTTGTGTTGTTTGGTGTGACGGTAAAAGCCTCACCCACTGTGGCCACCTTGGTGCTGCCAACATAGCCTTCAATCAACCTTGTTTGGCCAGAGCCTGTGCCGCCTGTGATGTTGACATACATGCCAACATATATACCATCAGTTGCGCTTGCCGTGCTCTTAAGCGTCACGGTCGTGCTGGTGCCTGCTTGCAGGGTGCCAGAGTCATGATGGGTAGTGGAGGCCGTCAGCGTCACATTACCAGACACGGCTGACGGGGTTAGGGTTGAGCTGGTATTGGTATGAGAATCAATGTCAAAGGCATACTTTGGTATTGAGTCAAACGCAATGTCTGTGGCCGTCCATGTGGTGTCACTGGTGCGGGTAATGCGAACAGGGTTTAAGTCAGGATGCACTGCGATCAGAGTGTCGGCAGACTGAGTCCAGCACATATCGTCAACAATGCTCGACCCAATGGTGGTGGTCAGAAAGCTGTTGCCGGTGCCGTTGATGTTAGTTTGCACCACGCCATTTTTGATGACATGCATGCGGTTGTGGGTAAAGCACAACATGTAGCTGTCAGTGACTGAGAACTGAAACGACACCAGCCGCACGCCATTGGCCGCGCTTGGGGTACTGCTGTTTGGCAGCTCAAAAATATGCTTGGTGCCGGGCCTACGGCGCAGACCGCCTTGGGGCTGGATCAATACGTTGGTGGCCTTGGCCAAAGCATTGTTGTAGGCAGCCAAATCAACCCGCGCACGTAGCAGGGGATCGAGCTCCCCTGTAGCAAAGTTGGTGGTGAACTCGACAAAGCGTGGCATCAGTTTCTCACTGCAATCAAGCTGTAGTCTTCAATGACTCGCACCGGATTGTTCTGGCCATCAATCTGGGCGGCAGTGCGGAAATAGCCGCCACGGCCATTCTCGCTAACGTCTCCGGTGGCCGCTCGCTGCCACTTGGCCGACTTGTCTTGCTGCTCAGTCACGGTCTCGGCAATGTGCCATGCAACCATGTACTTGAGCAATTGCACAAAGTATTGCGGCATCGCAAACTCTGGCACGCTAAATTGATAGTCAATAAAGACTTCGGGCTGATTGGTCAGGAGCTTATCGCCTTGGATCTCCCAATCCTGCCGTGGGCGAGCGCCGGGCTGCGCGGTTTCATAGACGGCCCGGGGGCTGGCGAGTCGGTCACCCGGCAGTTGGTATTCATACAGCCACACACTATTTGGGGTGGTGATCAGCCTTGCAAGCTGCACTTTCTTCATGCCGAATGTCCATGGGTACATGACCAGAGTGGAATCACGGATGTCGGGATACAGGCGGTCACAAACACTTGACGCATCCGTGCCATCGTTGAAAGATGATATTGCCTTCGCCCCAATTAAGAGGAGGGCATCAGAGCAGATTGATACACCAGTGTCACCAGCAGCCATTTGAACCCCTCAATGTAAGAAAGGCCATCCTCCGAGAATCCCCAGAAGATGGCCCAGTTGACTCAACACCGATTAGTCGGTGTCAGTTGCGCTCACGGTAGTTCCGTCAGCAATGTCAACCACACCAGCCGAGGATACAGCATTGACATAAGTCAACACCAAACTTGGCGTAGTAGCGTCATAGACAAAAATAATGTCACCCACATTTAACAGCGATGCAATGCTGTCAAAGTAGCTCACAGTGTTAACCGTGGCTTGAGTATCTGTTGTCTTATACAGATACATGTTGGGCGCGTTTCCAGATTTGGAAGCGCAAACGGTCACAAGACCAGTGCTAGAAAAAGCCATTTTGCGACCCTCCTAT